AAACGGAATCAGCCCTAATTTTCAGTTGACCTCAAAAGTTTAGCGGACAGTAATAGTCAACAATATAGACTTCAACATCAAATGAGAGAGGAACTTTACCACAAACTGAAAGCCCGGCTGGGGTCGCTGTGTGTGAACTGCGCCGGGGAGTATTATGAGCGGCCTGATGAAGCCGATGTCGACGATGAGCTGTATCCCCGGGCCATAAGACACATCGACCTGTGGAACCACAATATCGAGTTCGTCGAGCAGGAGACACCCTGGGAGCGTCCGGCGGTGTTCATCGAGTTCGTGCCGTTCAAGTGGAACGCCATAGTGCCCGGCGTGGAATACCGGACCCAGCCGCTGATAAACCTCCACGTGGTCACTGACTGGGTGGACCAGGAATCCGACATCGGCCATTTCCGGCTGCTCGACAGGATACACGGGCTGCTTGCCGGGATGTCCGGGAAGACCTTCATGGAGCTTGACATCGACAGCTCCACCACCAACCACAACCACGAGGAGATCGTGGAGAACATCGAGACCTACACCTGCGTCGGTTTCCGGCATTTGCGATAAGATAAAAAATGTAAAATTTCATCAGAAATAGTGTGAGTATGAAATTTTAGACTTACATTTGCGGTGCTCTAAATTCTAAATAGTTGGGACGACATAGTTCGTCCGATGCACCGCATACGGGCATTTTTTATGTCCGGCCGCGACCAAATAGACGGCGTTCAACCCCGTGCATAGGCTGTAATGGTCTGTGCAAGTCCCAACTGTTAGGATTTAGAGCGACGGGAAGTGGATGCCGTCTTTTTTTCATTCACAAAATGCTCTAATAAATAACAGTACAGTATGTATAACAAGAAAGAAACACCACCTGTGACATCAGGGGTGATTGAAGTGTTTAACTTCAGTCAGGAGAAAGCACCAATTCGAGTGCAGCTCATCAAAGGAGAGCCTTGGTTTGTGGCTAAGGACGTCTGTCAAGTTTTGGGAATAGCCAACCATAAAGATGCCGTGTCGCGTCTTGACGATGACGAAAAGGATGGGGTCGGCATTACCGACCTCATCGGAAGACAACAGACAGTAACCGTAGTAAGCGAGAGCGGCTTGTATCACCTGATTTTCCAGTCCCGCAAGCCGGAGGCGCGGAAGTTCCGGAGATGGGTGACTTCCGAGGTGCTGCCGTCCATCCGGCGCAAGGGGTTTTATATCGCGGGTAAAACGTCGGGCGACTTCATCGACGCGCGCGACATCCCGTACACGAAGTCAATCCACAACGGGTGCGCGGTCCGGATGGTCGAGGTGAACGGGAGCTGTTGGTTTTCCATCAACGACCTGAACAGGAGTATCGGCAGCCGGACAGAGAGCGCGCAAAGCGCCCGCAAGCTCAACACGCGCCTTCCGCTCGCGGTGAAGGTGTGGCTATACGGGGCGACACAGCCCGGATGGTTCACCAACAGCCTTGGGGCAAGACTCCTGCTATGCGCGAGCCGAGACACCCAATGCGGACAACAACTCACCCTCGACTTTTAAAAACCGGAGGCATGAAGACAGAAAGCAACGTGATGCCCTCGGTCGTGGAGATATTCGCCCAAGGTTACAGCGCCGACATGGCGCGAACAATCATTGACTCGATTGACGCTTATGCGTACGCGATGGCTACCCGGGGAGACGCGCCCGGTGAAAAAGACTCCGACAACATCTACAACCTGATATGGCTCCTGCGGGCCATCCTTATTGACAGTTTCAACATCCCGGTTGGATAATTGTCCATTCCAAGACACAAAAGCCGCCCTCGTTGCTGTGGAGGGCGGCTTTTGTCTATTGTTACTCTTTTTATGAAGCGCGAAATTTCCTATCAAATTCTCGGAATCAGGACAAATTGGTAACTTTGCAATCAAACCGTACTCAAATGAATAACGATGAATTTAACAGGGCACGTCTGGATATGGTGCTTGAAATGTTTGATAAAAGTCCCGGCGGGGTGATTGAAAAATCGATATTGTTCTATGTCCCACCGGGAAAAACATTACCATCCGATTACGATAAAGCGTTTCGGTTCCTTGTGGCCGAAGGCTGCCTTGAGGAGAATAAACATGGCTTTACAATAACCTACAAAGGACGGGCTATATTCCACGAAGGCGGCTTTGTCGGCAAGTACCGCAGGGAGGTGCGAGGGCGCAGATTGGAGCATATCGGCATAATTACGGGGATTGTCAGTGGTATTGCCGGGCTGATTCTCTCTGTAATAGCACTCGTTAAGTAATGTGGTGGACACACAACGTGCGTTCCACTGCCGGTTGGTCAGCTCCTTTTGGTGTTTTTTTTTGAGATTTCTTTCCATAAACTTTTGTGTTTCAGGAATTGTTTGTACTTTTGCATAAAGCATATCGGGAATGGCGCCCTGGCAATTGAGACCTAACTGTCGCCCGATATGCTTTCATTTTGTCAGATCATTTACCGAATAGACGAAATACGAAATACGAGCTCTTCCATTTGGTCGGATCCTCACTTGTTTTGCGACGTTTAACCTTATCTCCTGACCTCGTATAGTTGTCTTGAAATAATAGAAATGCTGTATATCATCAGTCCTTGGATGCGTTAATTCTGAATCATCAATGTATGTGGCATTTGCCAAAAGTGAGTCGAGATTTTTTAAGTCGTCTTTGGTAAGTACGCTTGACCGGCCGAAAGTGTCAGAGAAAAGGTGTTTGTTGCCATAAGTTGAAAATCCTACAGAAACAGTAGTGCCATTACCGAGATTCTTTTCGCAGCGTTGTGTAAGTAGCGGCTCCATCTCTTTGAGATAATGCTTGCGCTCGATGGCTGTGGCAGACTTTTCCTTATTTCCGGCACACTCGTGGAATATCACACACGCCCTGCATACCTCGTTGTAGGGAATGAACGCGGCGAGCTTGCCGCCATTGCCCCCCTTTGGCACCGGGCAGGTCGAGCACCGCCGGATGGTGTAGGGGTTGTAATCCGGCACCGACTTCCGCTCCATGCCGGCGTTGAACCGGAAAATCCCCTTGGTGTCGTGGCGCAGGGCCTCCTCCCCGAGCCGCATGGCCTCATCGTGGTCCGTGACCGGATACCTCGACTTGAGCACCTGCACCACGTCACAGCGGCAGTTATGGACTATGCCAGGTGGTATCACATATGACTCATCGACATCAACAGAAAGGTTGTAGACTTTCAATTCCGACTTTTTTAATATAACTTTGGCCTCAACAACATTGTAACGGGTATGAAGAAAGGTACGTCGCAGGAAATCAAAGACAGAATTGAAGCCATCGAAGGCATGGATGTGAGGGATGCCGCGGAAAAACGGTATCTGGTGGAGAGGCGCAGCTTCAGATGGCTTGCCGTCCACTGGAATGTGAATGGGCGGACAGTTGGGCGCGTACTCCGGGAACACGGCATCCGGATCCGGCATGGCGGGGAAGCGGTCGCAACGCAATGGATTGACAATCCCGCAAGAAGAGCCGCAGCCGGGGCAAACCTCGCTTCCGTCAACCACACGCTTGCCAAAAAAGGGCTTCACGTGCGCCAAGGCAAGACGAAAAGCAACAGCGACCTTGTGCGCGGCGTCTCGGAGAAGCTGAAGACATCCTCCTCGTTTTTCAGAGAGGGGACGAAGAGGAAGGCTGTCAGGAACAGCATTGCCGCCAGACGGGCCCATCCCGAGAGGATGAGCGCGCTGAGAACCGGCCTGAGCAAAGCGGAGACGCTGCTGCTCGACCACCTCCTCGCAATGGAGCTTCAAGTCGAGGTTCGACACCTTTGCGGCATATACGTCGTTGATTTCATCATCCCCGAATTGGGGATAATCATCGATTGCCAGGGTCGCAACCGGTTTCCTCTTTCTTTTGAGAGAAACAAGGCAATACTTGAGAATTGCCGCGGTGTTGTGTATTGCGTTAACGAATATGTCCACAAGGGAAATTTCTCCCACCTGGACGAGTATGTCTCCAGGCTCAAGGCAACCGGCGGCGATCCATCCCCTTTGGGTAAGGAAACGGTGATTCTGGGTGCATGTGGCCCGCGACCTTTCGGTGATGACACGGACAAGTTCCTCGTTCACCGGTTTGGTGTGCGTTCCAATCACGGAGCGATACTGACCGCTGCCGCCGACAACGGTCATTCCTGACGAGATTCTTTCGATAGGCATCCACCCCCTGTCGGTCAGCACCGGTGTCCCGGCAACGAAACAGTTCCATCCGTTCGGCGGGTAGAAGTCCCGCCAGAACGGGTCTGAGGGAGGAAGCGTCACCCGGTCGAGCGCGGCATGTTCAGGGCGGACATGGTCGTCGCGCTGGGTGCGGTACTGCAGGTTGTAACGGTCACCATCCTTGACGAACTCCTCCCACTTGGCCGCCGCCCTGGCCGAGGCGTTGACGAAATTGTACTCCGCCCGCAGGTAGTTGGCGTTGTAGGTCTCGTCTATCTTCCGGACATCGTTCAAAAACCGTTCGAACGGTTTCCGTTCGCCGTTCTCATCGATGAGCGCAGGGAAAGCCTCGTTGAGCTCATGGAACGCCTTCATCCCCGAGAATATGTAATTCGACCTGCTGAGGCCACGGCGCATGGCATCCGACATCCCGACCCTGGCCACGGAGAGATCGAGCGCGGCGGCGTGGGCGTTGACGAACTCCTGGACGGCCGGTTCCAGGATGACCTCCACGCGGAGCTGTCCCCCCTTCTCCTTGAAAAGGACCTTCATCATGCCCCCGAACAGTGACGACAGGCGCTTGCCAACCTCCTCCGGCGGGGCGGCGAGTGTGGCCAGTCCCGGGCAATCGCCAAGGATGGCGGCGTAACGGCGGTGCAGCCCCTCGTAATCAGAGGGGCCTAATCGAAAAAATTCTTCCCGGGCTTCCCCTTGTTTCCCTTGTTCCCGCCGTCATCAGCTCCAGACAAAGCCATCGGATTACGGCGTTCACCCACGGGCATCCCGTACTTGTCGGCGAAATAAGAGGGATCCACCTCGTACCGGTCGGCAATCATCGTCTCGTACGCCACCTGCTGCTCCGGGGTGTAATCGACGGCGTCGTTCCACTCGAAGCGCAACCCCTTGACCGGGAACCCGTGCGACACCATCTTCGGCAACAGCTGGTTGTTTATGATGTCACGCAGCATGTCGCGGTCCGACTCCACGAGGTTCATAAACACCTTCAGGTGGGTCTGGGACTGCGACAGCGACGAACCGTCCTCGATGGTCATTGTCTGCCCGATCACGAGCTTGGACAGCTCCGAGTTGGCCCGGCTTATGCGCTTGTCGTAGACATTGAACGCGTCACCCTTGCCTGACTCCACGAACTGTATCTCGGTCTCCATCCCGGTGACCACACCCTGGTTCGCCCCGGCGTCATATATCATGTCCTGGAGCCGGCGGAACTCCTGCGGGTCGCGCGTGGCCGTCCGGGCGATGCGCCAGGGCATCCCGAACACCTCCGCGAAGCAGTCCCAGAAACTCATCGCGTGCTTCTTGGGGATTGTGTGCAGGGCGGCCTTCAGCAGCAGCCCGAGGTCGTCGGGACGCCCGGCCTCGATGAGCCAGTCGCACCAGGGCCGTTCCCGGTACTCGATCCCGGACTCCCAGTTCAAGCCCTGGCGCTGCAACACACGCCCCTTCTCCGGGACGACATGCTTGCGCGGGATGAGCGTCACCCCGGAGAATGAGGGATGGCCGTCACCGTCCGTGACGACATCCCCCAGCTCAACCAGGGAATGCCCGTACCATATCGACTCCAGGCACAGGCGGCAAAAATCCTTGAACCAGGACTGGTCGAAGAGATGCGCGGCCTCCTCGTCGGCCACCCCGTCACGGCCGACAAGCTTGAACGAGCGCGACATAACGAAGCCCACCCGCTGCTGGATGCAGCCGGACAGATGGGAGTCGGTCATCGCGTCACGATAGATGTCGTAAAGCTTGCGGCGGTCGGGATGGCGCGGGTCTATGGCGGCCTGCCACGCGGTGCGCCAGTCGGCTACATCGTTCCTGGTCAGGAACTCCGCGTAACGGTGCAGCTCTATCGCGATGGACGCCCGCTTGTTCATATTGGAAATCAGCTCTTTCTTTGTCTGCCGCTGTCGGGTCTTGTTTGATTTTCGGCTCATTGATGTCTTGTGATTGGTTGTTATGCAGTGTGTCCCCACGCGGGGCGTCACCAGTCGTGCCTGAGTCTGGGGGATGAGCGGAACGACGTGCCGAAGCCCTCCGCCCCTCCGGCGGCCGTGGCCCCGGGCAGGTCCGGGATTATCCTTCCCGACTGCACCCCCTCGAGCCATCTTATGGCCCGGTCATACCGTTCCCTGCGTATCACCACCCCCATTTTCTGGGGCAATGAGGCCGCCAGGTGGTAAAGCGCGATGTCGGCGGTGTAGGCCACGATGAGACGGTTGCGGGCATCCCCGGTCCTGGAGAAAATCTCCACAGTGTCGTAAACCGGGCGCAGGTAGCCCGATACCTCCTCGACGGCCACGGTCACGGCCGACTCTATATTCTCGGGAGACGCCTGGGCGACGGTCTTCAGGGCCGCCCCGTCAATCACCATCCTGAAATCTTCCAGATTGATAAACATGTCACCATGAGTTTTTGGGCGAGCGACGCGGAATCGCCGCCGGTTTGAAAGTCTGTTGCCTGGTGTGGCGCTGCAGGTACCATATGGCCCCCTCGTCCGCGTCAGGGGCGTCGTCATGCGCCCTGGAGCCACGCTCGAGCGCCAGTGTCTGCTCGATGCCGACCTGCATGTCCGGCGACTCCCTGAGAGCCGCGTTGTACCACACGCATCCCCGTTCCCAAAGCGGGGACACCGCCTCGATGCGCTGCACCTTCTCCGGCTTGCTGCGCTTGTCGGGAAGTATGGGGAGCTGGTAACCGCGCAGGTACCCCTCCGCGGCGAACTCGTCGAGTATGATGTCCTGCATGAAATTGGCCTCCATGAAGAAAGACACGGCCACGCGGTCGCGGACGCGCTCATACAGGTCGTAGAGCCACCTGACCATCCCGGAGACGGTGTCCTGGCGGACGTAGGTGTCAATGAGGTGCAGCTCGGTCCCGATCTTGCCCCAAAGGCGGCACGCCTTGTAGTCATTGGCCGTGGTGGACTTGAACGACGGGTCGGTGTAGCACACGAGCATGTCATACTTCTCCAGGGGCGGCATCTTCTTGTACCGTATCCACTCGTGGCGGAATATGGTGCCGTCCGTGATTGGGTTGTGCATCATCTCCTTCTCCCACGCCCTGTATCCCATGAAATCCTTGACGGCCTGCGCCTCCTCCTTGGTCCACTTATCGGCCCATACCGGGTTCCCGTCGCGGTCGACGGCCTTCACCTCTGACACATGCACCCCCTTCGAGGCGGCGATGTTGGCAAGCACCGATTTTTTGGAGATAAGGTTGCCGACCATGATGAAGCGGCCGCGTCCCACGTCGAGAGCTCCGAACAGCGCCTCCTTCACCCAGTCGGTAAGTTCCTTGACGCGCTTCTCGTTGCGGCAGAGCTCATCGTCATCCAGGTCATCGATGACGATATAGTCCGGACGCGCCTCTCTGTCACGCAGGCCACGTGGCGACTGCCCGCGTCCCACGGCGAGGAACTTCGCTCCACCCTTTGTCTTGAACTCCCCCTGCAGCCACAAGCCGAGGTTCTTCTGTTCCCCGAAATCGGCGATGAGCTTCTGGTTGTATTCCAGCTCCGCCTGGAGGTCGCCGAGCAGACGGCTGGCGCTGTCCTCGGACTTGCCGACAGTGACCATGAAATTGATGAGCCTCTTCGGCTGGAAAATCAGCCAAAGGGGGATGAACACGCCGATGTGGGTGGATTTGGCGTGGCCGCGTGGCCATTTGAACACCGCCTTCAGGTCGGGCGTGTCCTTTATCTTGAGCGCCGCCTTGGTGTGGAACGGCGCATTGTGTATCATGCGGATGACCTCCCCTGTTGTCTTGTCGCGCAAGGTGAGGTAATGGGCGAAGTAGTACTCGCAGAATTCGTCGTAATTGGAGAGGAGCCGCCTGACGCGGCGTTCCTTCTCGGCCGGCGACTCCTTCACGACGGACAAAGAAGCCGCCGTCAATGCCTGGACATCGCGGCAGTGTTCCTTCCACCGCGCGAACGCCTCCTTCTGCTCCTTTGTCAGTTTAGTCGCCATGATAAACAAGCGCCCCCTTGTTGAATGACTCGATGAGGAAGCTGTCCTGGAGCTTGTTCACCTTCTTGATGAATTCCAAGGTCACCTCCGGGTCGGTCTTGGCACGGAACTTAATGTATTCGGAAAACGCGGTGAACACCTCTATGGCGGCCACGACGTTGGCCTGCGACTTGTCAAGCTTGTCGATGGCCGCAGTCAGCTTGGAGAGCTTGTCCCCGAGACTGTCGATCATCCCGAGGTCGCCCGAGGCGTTGACCTTGTCAAGGAGGGTGCTGGTCACCAGCAGAAGTTTCCGGATCAGCTCGGGACGCGAGATGGTCTGGGCCGCGCGGGTCTCCTTCCAGCCTCCTCCCGTGCACCATTTGGATATGGTGACCCTTGAGACGCCGGTCATCTCGGCAATCTCGGCCTGGTCCTTCCCGGAGAGGTACAATGTCCGGGCGAGGTCTTTTTTCTTTTCGAGTTCTGCTTTTGTCATGTCAATGGTGTGTAGGCGTTTCCGCCCTGCAAAATTGGGAAGTTCAGGGGCGCGGTCAAAAAAAGTGTGCAACCGTTGCACACTTCTATGCAACCATTGCACACTTTTTTGGAACGTGGCGCGCCAATCTCCAACTTTGCGCCACGGAATCATTATCGCACATCACATGAGCAGAGTAAGACTGACAAACGACACGCTCAACAGCTACGGCTACCGCGTCCTCACCGACGGGGTGGACATCTCCCAGTACGAGCGCAACCCGATACTCCTGTACATGCACAACCGGGGCAAGGCCATCGGTCTCATAAAGGACATAAAGAGGGAGAACGGCGAGATAACCGGGGAGCCTGTCTTCGACGAGGCCACCGAGCTGTCCTGCCAGTGCAAGAAACAATGGGAGTTCGGCTCGCTGAGGATGGTGAGCATCGGCTTCGAGGTGATAGAGACAAGCGAGGCCCCGGAGCACCTCGTGAGCGGCCAGCGCTACGCCACGGTCACCAAGTCACGCCTCATAGAGGTGTCGCTCGTCGACATCGGCGCCAACAACGACGCCATCCGCCTGCACAGGAACGGACAGCTTATCACGCTGGGTGACGGAGGAGAATGCCCCCTCCCCATCCTTGAACATAAACCCAACAACAATCCACAAATGGACATCAAGACACTCGCCCTGCAACTGGGCTTGCCGGAAACGGCAGACGAGGCGGCCGTCAACGCCAAACTCGCCGAACTCAAGTCGTCGAACGACGAGGCGGAAAGGATGCGTGAGGAGAACGACAAGCTCAAGCTCGCGCAGCTCACCACGGCCGTCGACGCGGCCGTCGCGGCAAAGAAAATCCCCGCTGACAAGAAGCAGCATTTCATCGACCTCGGCAAGAAGGTCGGCATCGACGACCTCAACGCCACCCTGGACGCGATGTCCCCGGCCATGAAGCTCAGCGGCGCCATCTCCCCGGAATCCACCCCGGATGGCGGGGGTGAACCTAAAAAAGGCCCCTGGGAACTGCGTATGGATGAGATCCGCGCCAAGCTCAACAAGTGACAACCCAACATCCCATCAACAATGGCAATCAAAGTAGACAACACCAATTACAACGGCGAGGTGCTGGAGAAAATCCTGACCGTCGCCACCACGGGCAACGAGCTCGTGGAGAAAGGCCTCATCCACGTCATCCCCGGCGTGGAGAAGAACCTCGGCGTCCCCCGCATAAAGACCGGCAAGATGCTGCAGAAGCGGAAGGAGGATCCCCAGGTGTCCGACGCCAAGGGGGATTTCAACTACTCCGAACAGACCCTGGAACCCCATGACTTCATGGCGTTCGCCACCTTCAATCCGCGCTCGCTCGAGCATATCTGGCGCCCGTTCCAGCCCAAGGGGAACCTCGTGTTCGCCCAGCTTCCCCCGGAGGTCCAGAACAAGCTCCTGGACTCCCTTTCCAAACAGGTCCAGTTCGAGCTCGGATGGCATTATGTCAACGGCGAGTATGCCGAGGGGGATGATGACGAGAAGCTCATGAACGGCATCCTCACCCAGGCGGCGAAAGCGGCCGACTATATCTTCGTCGACGTCTCCAAGGCCACCACGATGAAGGACAGGCTCAGGGCCATCCGTTCAAGAATCCCCACGGCCATACGTGAAAATCCCAAGCTGCGCTTCATCATGAGCGTCGAGGATTTCGACACATATGACGACGAGCTGACCGACCGCGAATCCAAGAACGCGGACGAGACCAAGACCAACCGCAAGCGCTTCAAGGACATCACCATCGAGACCGTGGCCTCGTGGCCCAAGGGTGTCATCGTGGCCACATTGTGTTCCCCTGACCCCGACGGCAACCTCTTCGCCGCAGTCAACCTCCAGAACGACGAGAGCGTCATCCAGATTGACAAGATCTCCAACGCCAGCGAGCTCTACTTCTTCAAGCTTCTCATGAAGGCTGACACCAACATCGCCTTCGGGGAGGAGTTCGTGGTGGCCGATTTCCGCGCGAACCCCAAATTCTCAGAAAGACAGCCTGCCGGCGGCCAGGATGCCGGAGACGGGGAATGACACCATTCAGTGAGATCCTGAACATATGTCTCGGAGGCGGCCTTGTCGCCCTCATATTGGCGATGGCCACCATGAGGGCGACCATCCGCGAGGCCAACGCCAAAGCTGAAAAGGCCCGGGCGGAAGCCGAGCAGGCAAAAGCCGACGCGGAGGCGGTCAGGATAACCAACGCCGGGAGCGCCACGCGTGTGCTGATGGAGAACATCGTCAACCCTCTCAAAGAAGAACTCCATGCCACAAGAGACAAACTTTCGGCCACGGAAGGCATCCTGGCCTCGATACAAAAGGAACTGGCCTCGACCAAAAGGGCTGTCGCCCGGCTGTCACGGGCTGTCGAGTCCGCAAACAATTGTCCTCATGCTGATGACTGCGTTGTGCTTCGCAGGCTGCGCCGCGAGCAAAGAGAGCAGCGCGCAGCAATCGGAGTCGGCACGGGTGGTGGAAATCCACGACACTGTATCCGCGATGAGACGGCTGACGACAACGGAGACAATCCCGGAGAGCCGGGTGAGCCTGACGGTGAGTCTGGACAGCCTCCGTAAGCTTCCCGAGGGGGCGGCATACAGGAAAAGCAACGACCGGGCGCATCTGGAAGCCACCCACAAGGATGGCGTGATCTACATCACCGGCACCTGTGACAGCCTCCAGCGCCTGGTGGAGTTTTACGAGGAACTCTACCACACCGCCCGAGACTCCCTCGACCAGATGAACCAGACCCTCCTCAAGGAGCAGTATAAATCGACATCGATAACACCACCATATCTTGATGTCCTATTACTGATGTTCGGATGTATTATCGGAGCATTGTCAACAATTTACATAGTAAAAGATAAAATCTTCAGGAATGAATGAGAATTTCATGTACGGCATAGGTGCCGTGAAATACAAAGGCAATGAGGTTGGTTATATAGCCAAAAACTCATTTGATATGGGTGGCACGAAACCAGAATCTGCCGAAGTCAATGCCGAACAGGTTCCAACCGCACCTGTGCTTGTCATCCCGCAGACCAACGGTAAGATTGGTCCTAAGTTTGATATGATACAGTTGAACTTCGAGAGTCTTCACCAGTTCTTGGGAGGTACGCTTGTCAAGGTAGACGGGAAAATTACCGGCTGGACCGCACCATACGCGGCAATAGCAATGACTGGGCCGTGGGAGCTCAAGCTCGTATCCGGCCAATCAGTTCTTATTCCCAATGCGACGCTATTGTCAACTCTTGCTGGCAAGCTTACTCTAACCGAGACCGCCAAGATTGAGACGGAACTGAAATTGGCAGCCCCGACAACAAAAACCAAAATACCGCCTTATGGTGTATTCGACAGCGCGCATCTCCCTGCCGAGTGGTCGGAGGCTTCCGGCTGGTTACTTCCAGAAGAAAAAGAGTCTGACACTCAAGCCGCCGTATAACCGATGGATGACTCCATAGCCAGAGCGATACAACGCGAGGCCGCCGAAGCCCTCCTGGATGCCGGGATCTCGATTCCCCTCAAGGAATTCAAGCTCCCGCTCCGGAAGCGCCCGGTGCGGCTTCGCGTGACGCTCCGGAGACCCCGGTTTTCCGGGCTGATACGCTTCGCGCGGCTCTACCTCTCGATGGGGGTGACAGCCTCCGCGATGGAGGGATTCGACAAGGAGCAGCAGATGCGCTTCCTGGCGGCCCATGGCCATCAGGTCTGTCGGATGCTCGCCTGCGCAATCTGCGTCGGCCCTGTGAGGAGCCTCTTCACGGGGGCGGTGGCGTGGTTCATCCGGTACAGCGTGGAGCCGCGTTTCCTGTTCGCCGCCATGCGCAAGTTCGTGAGCCTGACGGGGACCGACCCTTTTATACCTATTATCAGATCGGCGGAGAGGATGAATCCGATGAAGCCGAGGCTGAGCCGGGAAGCGACGGGGAGTTAAAGAGCCGACACAGAGGCTCCCATAGCCCCTTCGGATTTGTGTGGCAGGTGGCCGCCGCCACCGGGTGGAGCGTGCCTCATATCCTTGACAAGGTCAACTACCAGACACTGGTGATGATGCTCAGCGACGCCCCGAGGTACGTCGGAGCAAGCAGGAAAGGAGCGTCAGCGCCATCGACATCCAAAAGCACCGAGGCCGAGGCGGCCGAGGTGGCGAACTATTTCAGAAGCAACCTAAGACTGTAAGCGGTGAATCCTGTAAGACTCGAAATATTCATGGAAGACGGACTGTCCCCCGGTCTCGAAAGAGCCGCGAAGGCGGTCCGCGGCCTCTCCTCAGACACGGGGGACATGGTGCGTGACCTACGTGGGAAAATCTCCGAGGCCCGAGGCAACATACGCCAGATGGAGTCGGACATAAGATCCCTTTCCACGGCTTTCGAGTCCGCCACCCCCGGCTCTGCCAGGAACGCCGCCGGCTCTGAGCTCGAGGCGGCCAGACAAGCCCTCCAGGAGGAACGCGACATCCTGCGCGGGCTTGAGGAGGATTTGACACGGGCCACCGAGGCGCAACGCGCCAACAGCCGCTCATTACGCCAGCAACTGCGCGAGGTGCGCGAGGAAATCGCCACCTTGTTGCTGGCATACCGCTCCCTCACCGACAGAGAGAGACAGACAGCCCAGGGACAGGAGCTCGCCCGGCATATCGATGAGCTGACGGAAAAAGCCGGGGAACTCAACGATGCCATCGCGGACACCTCCCAGGCGGTGACGAACGCCGCCTCCGACACCCGCGGGCTCGACCAGCTGGCCGGGGGGGTGCAGCTTGTCACGGACGGTTTCGGGCTTGCCACCGCCGGGGCACAGGCCCTCGGGCTGAGCGGGGAGGACCTGATTGAAGTCCAGACCAACCTTCAGGCCGCCCTGGTGGCGGGCAACGCGCTCACCTCCATGCAGGCCGGCCTCCAACGGCAGTCCGCCCTGATGCAGGGTGTGGGCATCATCCAGACCCGCGCCGCGACCCTTGCGGAGGACGCACGGACATGGGCTGTGGGCCGTGGCACAGTGGCCACTTACGCGGCCACCGCCGCGCAGACAGTGTTCAACGCCGTGGCGCGTGCGAACCCGTATGTCGTACTGGCGGCCGCGCTGGTGACGGTGGTCGGGGCGTTGTACGCTTTCGCCAAGGGGAACCGGGAGGCGGCCGAGGCTGAGGAGCAGCGCCAGAAGCGGATGGAGGATGCGAGGGAGGAACAGGAGAGGTACCGCCAGACGGTGGCGGACTCCGCCAACGAGCAGGTGGCCTCCTTCCTCAGGCTGAAACGGACATGGGAGAGCCTCGGAGACAGTTTCGACAAGAAGCGGAGGTTCATCACCGACACCAAGGAGGAATGGAACAGGCTCGGCAAGGAGATCGGCACCGTCAACGACATGGAGCTGATTTTCCGTGACCACACCAAGGACATGCTCAACGCTATCGTCATACGCGCCGAGCTCAAGGCTTACGAGACCCGCATACAGTCGGTTGCCGACCGCATGGTCTCGGACATAGAGAAGAACAAGACCTTCAGATATACCCCTGTCAAGGCGGGTCGTGTATCCGGCTATGGCCAAGGGTACGGGCTGACCGGCTATATGGCATTTCAGGAGCTGACCCCGGAAGAACGTGCCGCCGCAGGCTCCCACTACACCACGGAAGACTCCGGGTCCCACGGCATGACCTACATCGACGAGGAGGGTGCCCGTATCATAAACGAAATGCGCCGGGCGGCAGGCAACCAGACCGCGCTTGACAGGCAAGAGGAGGCACGTCAGGCAGCCGAAGCCCAAATCAACGGTTACGTCGACGACATGGCGAGGCTCAACAAAGAGCTGGATGCCCTGATGGAGGGGATGCCCGGGAAAACCGTGGATCCTGAGAACGGGGGCAGTCCGCGCGGCTCCTCCCCACGCGGAGGGAATGACAACCGGGTGGCCAACGAGAGGAAGGTCGCCGACGAGCTGCGCAAGCTCCGGTGGGAGAACGAGCAGGAGGAGATAAACCAGCTTGCCGACGGGGCCGAGCGGCGACGTCGCCAGATCGCCCTCGATTACGAGAAGGAACTGGCGGAAATAGAGCAGCGCAAGGCATCTTTCGCCGCGCTCAACAACGAGACCGGAGCCGGGGACGTCAACGCCGAAGGCCTGACCGAGGAGCAGCAGAAGGAAATCGACCGCGCCTGTGAGCTCGCGGTCACCAGCCGCGACAAATCCCTGCAGGAAATGCGTGCGCTTGAGGCACAGCACATGCGGGAATACCTGAAGGAATACGGCACCTACCAGCAGCGTAGGCTTGCCCTGTCTGAGGAATATGACCGCAAGATTGCCGAAGCCTCCGACCAGTGGGAGAGGAAATCCCTGGAGAAGGAGAAAGCCTCCGCGCTCCAGAACCTCGAAATAGAAGCCATTAAACAGTCGGTGGACTGGGGAAGTGTCTTCGGGGACTTCGGTACGATGTTCCGAGACCAGCTCGAACCCACGATCGAAAAGCTCAAGGCGATTTCCCGGACGGAGGAATTCCGGGAGACTGACCTTGAGGACCAGCAGACCCTATACGAACTGATCGCCAAGCTCGAGGAGGCGAACACTTCCTGGGACAACGGCATCTTCAAGAAGCTCGGCGACGACCTCACCTCGTACCAGACGGCCATGCGTGGTTATATCGACGCGCAGGATAAGGAACGTGCCGCCACAGAAGCTTTGGCCGGGGCCAAGGAGAGGCTCGCCAAGGCGGAGGAATCCGGTGACATCGCCGGGATAGAGGCCGCCAAGGCTGATGTCCAGACCGCCACGGACAACCTGACGGAGGCATCCGTGAAAGTGCAGGAGTTCGGAGCCGACGTGCAGGACGCGTCCAACAGCCTCCAGACCTCCACAACGAAGGTGAACAACATGTTCAACACCCTCGTGTCAAGTCTGTCCGGGCTGAAATCCAGCACCCTCCAGGGGGTCGGGGAAAGCCTCATGGGGCTTGACAAGCTGTTCAACAACAGCGCGGTCACCAACGCTGTCGGAGGAGCCCTCTCCAAAGGTCTCTCGAAGTTGCTGGGCAATTCCAGCATTGGCAAAAGTGTCGCGGAAGCCCTCGGCAACAGCGGCTTGATTGGTCCCATAATCTCGGCGGTGCTCTCCATTCTGGACATACTCAAAGATGGCATTGCCCCATTGATAACAAACCTGACGGACACAGTTCTTGGAGCGGTTTCCGGAATCATAGAGAATCTGAACGTGATAAACCTTGGCAAGCAGGTAGGAAAATCACTATATGACAATGTCACCGGTGTCCTCACGGGAATCCTTGACAAAATCACGTTCGGCCACTCCTTCAAATGGTTCAACTCCAGTAACGAGAAGGAGGTCCAGGAGGCCATCGACAAGCTGACCGAGCGCAACACCGCCCTGCAGGGAGCCATCGAAAAGCTCACTGACGAGATAAAGGCCGGAAAGGGCTCCAAGAGCGTGGAGGCGTACCGGGAAGCGCGTGACCTGCAGGAACAGCGCAACGCCAATTATCTGGCGATGGCCCAGGAACAGGCCAGGTACCATGACTCGCACCACAGCTTCAACTACTATTGGGAAGGGTTCACCCCGGAACAGATCGCGCGCCTCAGCGCCCAGATGGGCCGTCAGTGGGACGGGAGCCTGTGGAGCCTCTCGCCGGAGGAGATGGCGATGCTGCGCGAGAACGCCGACATGTGGCAGCAGATACTCCAGACCGGCAAGGGTGGCTACGGGGAACAGGTGGCGGTGAAGCTGGAGGAATACATCGCGCAGGCCGGCAAGCTCGAGGAACTGACCACACAGCTCTACGAGGGGCTGACCGGGATGACGTTCGATTCCATGTACAGCAGCTTCATCGACCGGCTGATGGACATGGACACGGCCGCCGAGGACTTCGCCGACAACATAAGCGAATACTTCATGCGTGCTATGCTCTCCAACAAAATCGGGGAACTGTTCTACGATGAGCTGGAGGGATGGTGGAGGAAGTTCGGGGAAGCGATGGAGTCCGGTGGCCTCGACGAGCAGGAGATGGCCGCGCTGTCAGAGGAGTACATGGGATTTGTCGAGGAGGCCATAAAGCTGCGTGACTCCCTGGCCGCCGCCACCGGCTACGGCCAGGGGGATTCCGGCGGCTCCGGCCAGTCGGGAAGAGCCGGGAGTTTCAACGCGATGAGCCAGGACCAGGGCACCAAATTGGAAGGGCTGTTTGTCTCGGCGCAGGGACATCTGGCGAACATCGACATCGCGATGGAGGATGTGGCCGCCAAGATGAGCGCGGCGGAAAACTATCTTGCCCGGATCGCGGAGAACACGAAGGCCAACGCAGCCTCGGCGGAGGAGATAAAAGAGCTATTGTTGAAGATTGCCAAGGACGGCATAAAAATGAGATGACGATGGACGAGCTTAAAGGACTTCTGATAATCAACGGGACGGACATCTGGACCACCTTCGGGGCGTTCCTGGTCGAGGAGAAGAGAGGCGGCCGGGAGAACCTCACCGCCATAATGACACCCTCGAAGGCCAAGAGCCATGTCGGGGTCAACATCCGCGAGCGCGACGGTGTCAAATACTCGGCCATCCTTGATGCCCGCAACGACGAGAGGGACGTGACCCTCCATTTCGCGCTGTTCGCCCGGACAAAGGATGAGTGGCTGCGACGTTACCGCGACTTCATCACTTTCCTCAAGAAGGGAAAGGATGGATGGCTGTCGGTGAATCTGCCCGAGCTGGACCTGACAATGCGGATGTTCTATGTCGACTGCGGCAGTTACAAGCCCCTCACATACCTTTGGAAGGAGGGTGTCCAGGCCAGCCGTTTCAAGATAAGGTTCAGGGAGCCGGAGCCTTCACTCTGATTAATCCAAAACACCATTCAAACATCATTCAAACACCGTTCGGAGATGCTTATCACGATGCTGGACAAGTCGGGCCGCCCAAAGGCGGAAATCTCGCCTGACGACAATTCCACCCAGACCAAGGAGATACAGGGCGACAACGTCCTGGCGTTGTCGTTCACCCATCACGACCATATCACCCTCGACGTGGACGACCGGGTGGATTACCTGGGGGAACGGTACTGGCTGTGCGAGAAATACCGTCCCAGACAGAAGTCCACCCGCGAATGGGCGTATGACATCAAGCTGTACGGGGTGGAGAGCTTGCTGAGGAACATCCTTGTCATAAAGATGGTCGACGGGGAGGATGAGCCGGTGTTCACGCTGACAGCCCCTCCCCGGGAGCATGTGGCAATGATTGTCCGCTGCCTGAACGAGGGTATGGGGGACATCACCGACTGGAAGGCGGGTCGTGTCGACGGGACCGGGAACATCGTCATCGACTATTTCGGCAAATACTGCGACGAGGCTCTCAAGGAGATAGCCGAGAAGACCGGGACGGAATGGTGGGTGGATGGACAGACCGTCAACATATGCCGGTGCGAGCACGGCGAGCCGGTCACTCTGGGTCATGACAAGGGGCTTCTCGGGATCGAGCCGGACAGGGCCGACAATGTCAAGTTCTACACCCGCCTTTACCCGGTGGGGAGCAGCCGCAACATCGACCCGGAGAAATACGGGCACTCCCGGCTGCAGCTGCCTGACGGCCGCAAGTATGTCGAGGTCAACGCCGACAAATACGGGCGTGTGGACCATTACGAGGAATCCGCGTTCGAGGAGATATATCCCCGCCGGGTCGGGGTGGTCAGCAGTGTCCGCTCGGAGGAAAAGACAGGGGAGGACGGCAATCCGTTCACTGTCTATTATTTCAAGGATGACGGCATGACATTCGACCCCAACGAGTACGAGCTCCCGGGACGGGTGAAACGCGTCTCTTTCCAGGAAGGGAGCGAACTTGGCGGTCTCGGCACCGAGGAGGACGGGACTTACTTCTTTGAGGTGAACTTCGACAGCAAGACCCGGGAATTCGAGATCATAACCATCTGGCCATACAAGGACAGCGCCCAGCAACTGCCCGGAGGAAACCTGGTGCCGAAACCGGGCGACGAGTACATCCTCTGGAACCTGCGTATGCCTGACGAGTATTACGGCCTCGCCGAGAAGGAGTTCCTGGAGGCTGTAGAGAAATACAACGAGGAGCACGGCCTCGACATCACCGTGTTCAAGTCGCCGACCGACCATGTCTGGATAGAGGACAATGAGGTCGAGCTTTCCATTGGCCGCAGGGTAAGGCTCGAAAGCGGGGAGTATTTCCCTGAGGATGGCTTCCGTGAAAGCCGCATCACAAAGATAACACGCAAGGTAAACCTCCCCTCGTCGATGGAGATAGAGATCGGTGACACGCTTGGACGCTCGGCGAGGCAGAAGTTCACCGACGACATCAATGACGCCCGCAGTTACGCGCGTTTGATGAGTGAGTCAGTGGCGATGCCGGACATCATCCGCATGGGCGACAAGACAACTCCCACCGACAACAACCTGTTCTCCGCGCGCCGGACTCTCGACGAGGCGTTGAGTCGGAAACGTCCCGACCAGGCGCATGGCTTGAAGAGCTTCCTTGACGGTATGGAGGTCGGCGACTTCGCCACGGGCATCAAGGGGGCGCGGGTGACCGCTGCCGGAGATGGGGAAGTGGAGTCGCTGAAAGTGCGCAAGGGAGCCAGCCTGGGGACTGACCTGTCCGTGGGACGGAAAGTCACCGTCGGGAACTACGTCCCAGGTGTGTCCGGGGGCGTGTTCTACGTCGACGAGAACGGGGAGGCCCACATGGAGACGGGCCAGATTACGGTCAACGGGAAACTCCGTGTCAAGGAGATAGAGGTGCAGCAGCGGACATGGGTGGGTGGGGCGCAAATCCTTTCCCCCGCCGGGATGGTCTGTGAGAAGGTGGAGCCGCGCGTCGACAGCCAGGGTGCCGTCACCGGCTGGAAATGCCTGTTCCGGACACAGGCCCCCGACGGACGCAAGGTCTGGAACCAGTTCCGGGTCGGCGACCTCGCCCGCTGCGAGACCTTCGACCTCGTCGACGACGACGGCTACCTCACCAACCGGTACTACTGGCGCATGGTGACCGAGGTGGGCTATGAGACCGACGCGGAGGGGACGCAATGGGGCTACATCCTCCTATCCAACGTGGAGGGCAACTACGACCCGAAAAGTGTCGGCGCGGGGGGTGTCCCGATTCCGGGTGACAGCATCGTCACCATGGGTGTCGCCGGGTCGCTCGGGGACGGCAACGACGACCGCCGCAGCCTCGTCATCCTATCCTCCTGCGGCGAGGGCAGCCCCTACATATACCAGTTCAAGGGAATCAACTCATTCTCGCTGCCCGCGAGCAAGCTGAAGACCCGCATCTCCCCCGGAGGGAACCTCTTCACGGGGCGCTTCCTCGTGGAGGCCGGGGGGCGCGACCCCGAGGACATCACCGACATCATCGACAGGCAGAAGCCCTACTCGCTGCGCCCCTCGGTGCGCTCGGTGCTGGTGTTCCACCACGAGGACGCGGACACCGGGGAGACATTCCCGTCATTCTCCCCGGCGGCCTTCACCTGCGGCCTGTTCAGGTCCTCAGGCACCGGGGAGACAACCAAGGTCGGCTGGGGTTCCCTCCCGCCGGGCATGGAGGTGCGGGCCACCGTGCGCCGTCACGACGCAGAAGCCGGAGCGTCGGTCGACGACCCGGCATACGCCTACCACGGGGAGGTCATACACCCCGAGGAGGACATGCGCTCCGTGACCTTCTCCCTGCTGATTGACGGCCACACAGCCGACGAGGCGGCGGTGAGCGTCCAGACAGACGCCACGGCACTCGCCTCGGAGTACCGCGCCTCGCTTGAGGTCACCGAGAAGGCGATAGAGGCCCAGGCCACCAAGACCAACATCCTGGAGCAGCAGACCGCGAGCCTGCGGGTGACCGCATCCAACATAACCAGCAAGGTGGGCCGGATAAGCGCAAACCTCATCAGGACGACCCCCGGGATGTGGGACAACCCATCCCGGTCGTTCCGCGTCGAGGACGGGGAGGGCGGGTTCCACGCCGAGCAGGCCTCCGACCTCGACTCCGTCTGGCAGACGTTCCGCTGTCCCATGGACACCTCGCGTTTCAAGCCGTCCACCGACTACATCCTGTCGCTTGACGCCCGTTTCCAGACCGAGGACGAGGAGTCGGTGGTCTCCCAGGGTAAGATGGCGTTCCGCGCCTCGGTGTCCGACGCGATCCAGCAGGTCTTCCTCTGCCCGTGGGCAGTCCCGGACGTGACCACTTACACCCCCGGCGAGGAGACGCCGCTGCGGTTCCGCCTGCGGACACCCGCCGTGCTGCCCACCCGGAAGATGTTCCTCCAGTTCATCATCCGCGACTGGGAGGACCGCACCGAGCCGATAGGCCTCTCATTCCTCCGGATAAAGCTGGAGGAGGGGACTGTGGCCACCCCGTGGGTGGCCGCCGACAAGGACCTTGAGAGCATCATCGACCAGCAGGCCGGACAGATAGCACTGTCGGTCAAGGTCGACGGCGAGGAACGCGCCGGGATGACGCTCGACCAGGAGGAGGGCATCACGATCCAGGCCGACAAGGTCAGGATAAAGAACGGCGACCTGCTGGCCGCGCTGTTCATCAACGGCATACTCAACGCCGACCTCATAGAGGTCAACAGGTTCGCCACCAAGGCCGACGGGAAGACACGCGTGACCATCGGGGAGTTCGACGACCCGTTCATCCGCTTCTACCACGATGACGGCGTGACCCTCGCCCTCAAGCTCGGGCTGGACTATGTCAGCCTCGAGGAGGGCGCGACCGTGACACCGTCGTTGTCCCCCTCCGCCGACGAGGCCGGGGATGGAGACACGGCCCGCGCCGCCGTGCAGGACGCGACCGTGATTCCCATATTCAGGAAAGGGAAACCGGCGGTGGCCCAGGTGTTCGACGAGGAGGGCGTGCTGACCTGGGTGCTGTTCCTCGACGGGCCGGTCACCCCCGACACGCAGCCCTACTCCTGGCGGACATACTCCCTTGTCAGGGAGACCGCGGCCAACCAGGCGGCCATCAGGCGCAGGGACACGCTGAAAGCGGAGGAATACTGGCAGTTCAAGGTCAGGGACGGCGTGTCAGGCGATTACACCCAGTACCGCAACAAGCTCTTCACGAGGAAGATGTCAGACACGGACTTCACCGCCGCCGCGTATTACTACGCCCCGGACGGGCGGTACTTCTTCCCGGCCCCGGAGCTGCGGCCCGCGACCGTCACCAACCCGCAGGAGGTCTGGATTCGCAGGTATCACGACGTGAAGTCCGGAGTCCTGTCATCAACCGGAAGCATAACCCTCGAAAACTGAGACATATGGGAAAACCGACAGACATACCGGTATATTACAAAAGCGACTTCGACTTCATTCTGCAGGTTTTTGACAAGACGGGCAAGGAAGTCTTTGTGGGGGATATGGATTTCATAGCCAGTTTCCGTACCTTTTCGCTGACGCGGCCCTTCGTGGCCTCCCGCGAAAGAGGGCAGCTGAGCAATTGCTTCATTGAGCCGGACGGCCGCCTCCATGTGGTGGCCAAAGACCACGGACTGCCTCCTGGACAACTGAAATGCGAGCTTCTGGTAAAGATACCCGACAGCATATACCCCGACGGTATGCGCAAGGACTTCACGCCCGGCCCTGTCGGGATATGCCTGACCGAGGATGCTGGGGAACCGGCCATGCCGCTGAAAGCCCGTCTCACGACAATATGGGTGAATGCCGGGACAAATGGCACGCTCCCTTTCGTGTTCGAGGAGAAACACAAGGACTCCGATATGGAGACTGTTTACTATGACCGGGGTACAGGCGTGTTCTATCGGGGCGGAGAGGTTATTCCGGCGTCAGAGGGAACTTACAACGAGACTGCCATTGATGGTATGACCCGGGCTTCCACAACTTCCGAGTTCCGGTGCGGCCAGACCGTCTACCGGCATACCGGCAGGGAACTTGTCAACACAGCCATAGAACGTAATCCCAATCAGCGTCTTGTCCGGCGTCCCCCGTCGATAAACGCCCATCCGGGACTCGCATACGCAGACCGTGGAATAATACGTCTACCGCAACCTGGTCCCAACGCCGGGGATTCCATAGAGATTTCTCTTGCAGGATTATATTGGCAGGAGAACGGCTCAAGTGAGACGCAGCCTTTGAGTGATTTACCCATCCATACTTACACTGACAAGATTTCTTGTGACCTGACGGTGGAGAAGGAGGGTGACAAGGTCGTGGTGACCCGCACAGCCAACTGCTATGGTTTTCCCCGCGTCTCTCATCTTTGGATTGAACTCCTATCAATCGATGAACAAGATGGCTACATCGGTGTCCGGTACGACTCATCAGGCAGAAAAATATTCTACCGGGGCCACAAGCACTTTCCTTCCGCCAAATATAAGGTGAATCAAAGATTTTTTGTGTCGGAGATACAACGCCTTTTGAGGTTTTACAAGGACGAACGTGGTTTCAAGGGCTGCAGTCTCGCATATGTCGGGAAGGGCCTGCGTGTGCAGATGCAGGTGTGGACCAAGACAAAGGTCAGATATCGTTCGATCGATTACGGTTACTACGATGATAACGGAATCACCCATAAATACCAATGGCATTGGAAAGACGCGGATGGTGTGTCTTTCCGTCGGAAGACCGGCCTTGTCAGGGTCAGGAAACGGGTCATAAAAGGGGCGTGGTCTGACTGGTGTTATTTCCATGTGTCGCCGTTCATCCGCGGGAACGTTGCCGAGAGCCGACAGAAAAGGACATAAAAAAAGCCCAACTAACGTGCTTCCATCAACCCAACCCGGGTAGAGTATAGCGCTTAAGCAGGGCTGACACAAAGGTATGAATAATTTTCAAATTACCAAAACAAAATGAATGAAAATACAGCAGGCCTCGGCACAAAATGGTTCAAGCATAAAACCAAGGAGCATGATGTCACACTTGCGGACATCGGGCGCAGGCTTGATGACCTGTCAGACACCATCAGCTCCAAGCAGGACGCGCTGGAGACATCCCCCGACCTGACGCTCACTGACGGCCACATCCTGTCCCTCACAGACCTCGCTAAGGCACATCTGTTCTGCGACCTGTTCAACCAGGCGGCAGGCGAACACGGCCACGCCGAGGTGGTGGACGGAGTCTTCTCCTGCATGCTTAACGGACTTGAGCTGACCTACGGGGAGGCGGTGGAGATTTATATGGCGGGAGGGCCGGACAGCATCGCCTGCGCCGGGAAATACGCGATGACGCATATAAGGACGCATCTTCCCCCGAGGCTTTACTCCGGCAACAACTACACCGCTGCCCCTAAAATCAACGGCAACTTCATGTTCTACCGCATGGACGACCTCGAAGTGGCCAACCTGAGCGGACTCGGGGTCGAGTCAGTGTACAGCATGTTCCAATATTGCCCCAAGCTCCGCGAGATAATCGGCGTGTTCTCCATGCTCGACACCCGTGGCGAGCGCAGCAACATGTTCGCCCATTGTCCTGAACTTGTCGAGTTCAGGGTGATGCAGATGAACAAGGACATGAGCCTCGAACACTCCCCGAAAATATCGTTAGCCACATTCGAGTACATGGTGCGACACCGTATGGCCCTCACCAGCGTGCCGCCGTTCACCCTCACCGTCCACCCCGATGTCTACGCCAAGCTCACCGGCGACACCACCAACGAGGCTGCCGCCGCCCTTACGGAGGAGGAGCTGGCCAAGTGGGGGCAGCTGCTGTCGGACGCGGCTGAGAAAGAAATCACATTCACCATACCAAGCTGACAACCACAATGGAGACAAGAGAACTGACAAACGGAATGATTGAGCTGGTGGCCGGCCCCGGGAAATGGCTGCGCCTGAAAGACTCCGGCACATACGCCCCGAGGGTCCCCGTGAGGCCCGGGGAAGCGGCGCGGTGGGAGGAGGTGGAGTCCCGGCCGTCCTACTCCGAGACCGAGTACAAGGCGAAGGTGGAGGAGCTGATACGCGAACGCTACACTGTGTCCGACGAGTTCGCCCTGATAAACAACGTGATGACAGCCCCCACCGAGGCCACGCGGGAGGAATACGCCCGCTACCAGCAGTACCGCGAGGAATGCAAACGCCGCGCCAAGGAGACGCTGGCCGCACAAGCAAGCGACAGAAAGGAGGTGGGAGATGGCAACTTTGAGAACCTGATTCCCTTCATCCTGCATTTCGAGGTGGGGCTGCCGACGGAACACCTCTCCCTGCCCCCTGAGAAGATGTTCGCCAAGGCAAAGGAGATGAAGAACGCCTACGCGGTCGTGGCCGGGGACGCGGGAGGCCCGACCATGTGCGGTGTCACCCTCTCGACATATGCTGCCTACCGCCGCCACAAGGGTATCATCTCGACCACCACCTCCCACCTCAAAGGGATGCCATACGCCGACTGGCTCGACATCCTCAAAGGCATGTTCTGGGACAAGTGGCAAGCTGACCGAATTAACGACCAGTCGGTGGCCAATATGCTCGTGGATTTCGTGTGGCATTCAGGCACGAACGGCATAAAGGTGCCACAGCGGACGCTCGGGGTGACGGCTGACGGGGTTGTCGGCCCCGCGACACTTTCGGCGGTCAACAAGGCCGATTCCCGCGCATTATTCGCCAAACTCAAAACCGCCCGTCTGGATTTCCTTGAGGGAATCGTCAGGCGCAATCCCTCGCAGGCAAAGTTCCTCAAAGGCTGGCGTAACCGCGTCAATGCAATTGTCTATGGAGGATTCAACTATGGATAAGCCCTGACTTTATAGTCAACAAAAACATCACCCCATCTTCCTGTAGTTAGAATGCGTGGGGTGATGTTTTATGATACGTTTCGTTTTGTATTAGGTATCACTTCGTTTTAAAGTCCGGTAACATTTCGTTTTGCGGATTATACACAACTACATATTCCTATTCCATAGAAAAAATCTTGGGCTTCTTGAAATTTTGCCTGAATAACACTATCTGGTATATCTAAATCTCTAAGCAACTTAATTTGCTTTGAGATATTACATTTAGAAAGACTCAATTCGTCATCATCATTTAACTTATCTCCGCGCGTAAATTGAAGATTACCTGCTGATAGCATCTTAATAGCTGCTTCGTAATCAACATATTTATATACAATGGGATATTGATTTGTTTCAGCCACTAAGTGACGCATGTATGATTTAACAACTTCCAAATCAATTTCAGTACGCATTATTTTTTCTTCCTTTTTATCGGGGGTTGATAGGTGCTTACCAAATCTTCCCATCGAGGAATTGTGATGTCAATGCCATAGAAAGATTTGTATGCTTCAGAGACTTTTTTACGCCATCCTTTTGAAAGTTCATGAGTATCGGCATAGCTGAAAAGGGTTTCCTCAATCGCAGACAGATAATGCTCTAAAGATGCAAACATAGGAAACCGAGAACGATTCCCAAACCACTTGGCAGGACGAATTTTGTGTATAACTTTATTCTTGTATTGAACATTGAGTGGCCAACCGTCCATTGAACGACAAATTTCCCACACATTCTTTAGCCATAGGTCTCGGATTGAGACAATCCCATCAGCATTCATACTATAACCGAAAATGAGATACTTGGTATGAAGCATAAAGGGATTTTCAACAATCTCACGTGCATAAGCCTTGAAATCTGCAATGTCAAAACCGGGGGATGCTGAATAATTAAATGCTTTTACTTCAAGCAAGTCTACCGTATGGTTATCAGGATTAAGAAAAATGTCAGGTGGCATTTGAGTGTTCGGATTACAGTCAAATGCTATGTTGTTTTTCTTGAGCCATCCTTCGAGCCATTCCTGAATGATGTTGCCGACAACATCCTTTTGTTTTACAATGATGTTGACATCGCCGAGATAGAAGCGAATTTGCCCCTCCACGGTTTTTATTTTATCAACATTAAGAAGTCTATTGTAAACTTCTTTTGCTGTTAGTCTGAGTGGTAGTTGATTATCCATTAGTGCTGTTTATTGCATTAATTAAACGTGCGGCAACTGCCCTAATTACAGGAACAACCACAGTATTACCCAAGAGATCGAATCCGTCTTTTTCAGAGACATTGAGTTGCATGGTTTCGGGGTAGCCAAATAACCTAAGTCCCTCACGTAAAGTTAGACGACGTAAGCCTCCATTATCAGCAACATATAGTTTTTGCATATCCATAGCTACTAAAGTAGGTGCAATCTCATCAGGACCCATAACCTTGCTTATTTCAAAACTGAGCTTACCTGCGACTATATTATACCCTTTGGGGAGGGAGGTGTCATGCTCTCTTACTGTTGTGGCAGTTCCAAATAAATCGGTTTTAGTTTTCTTCTGTTTAGGGTGTTCAAATTTCAGATAACCTTTTTTTGTCAAATCATCAAGCATCACTTGGAGATTTGGATGAGAGTAGAATGTGGAAATTTGTTTTGCAGTAAGAGGCATACCATCCATCCACTCTATTCCTATTTCTTCCGCCCATTTTTTCTTGCGTCTTTCACGAAGAATACAATTGAGCAATTCTTTTTGTTCTTTAGACACAGGACCTTTAATCTCTATGTCCCATGAATGAATATTGGTATCACCTCCGCGTTTGTCCTTTATTGATTTACCATATAACTCTTCTATTTCGAAATGACGAAGCAGCAACTTGATAAATGGACTATCAATAGTAGGCTTTCCAGATTCAAGAATATCACCTACTGTTTTTGTCGATTTAGGGAAGTCTGTTAAATTCGGTTTCTCAATAAATGTTCCAACAATATAAATTCTTTTCCTCTCCTGAGGAACGCCGAATTGAGAGGAATTTAGTACCTTGTACTCAACTTTATATCCCAAATCAAGCAATTTTGATATAATGACGTTAAGAGTTCTCCCACCATCATGATTAACAAGTCCCTCTACGTTTTCCAGAATAAAGCCTTGAGGTTTTTTAGCTCGTAAGATACGCTCCACCTCAAAAAACAGTGTGCCTCTGGTATCTGCAAAGCCCTGCCTTTTGCCTGCTGAAGAAAATGCTTGACAAGGGAATCCAGCACAGAGGATATCAAAATCCGGAACATCATCAACTGATAACTGCGTAACATCACCAACCAT